ATTTCTTAATGCCTGCTGTAATACAGCTGCCGCCTTAGCATCATCATAAAATGATTGTTCAACCAATCTACCAGCTTTTTCCGCTGCTAGCATTTCTGGGGTTAAATACTTCCAGCCTTCTCCGCCTTTAAGGAATGCCTTCATGTGATAGGCTCCCTTTAACAGGTAGCCAAAGAAGTTTGCAAGTACACCAGTTAACATAATTACTGGACCGATGATTGCTGTTACTCCGCCAGCTAAAGCCAATATCTGCTTTACTGGGCCTGGTAAATTATTAGCAAACTGGACTACCTTATCAATTACTTGAATAATAATTGTATTGATAGTTAAGAATTGTTCGCCTACTTCTGCTAAAGAAGCTCTTAGGCTTTCTATGGCTCTACGATACTTACCAGAAGCAGATTCTGTTACGGCTGCTAATTCTCGATCAGCTACTGAAGCTAAATCTGAAGTAGAAGTTTTCATAAGGTCTAATACCTTTAATGTCTGACTTCCTTCTCTACCCAAGTTTTCAAATAGAGCGTTTAGTCTTGAAAACTGGAACTTACCAAATAACTGTTCAATTGCCTGTTGCTTTTGCAGCGGATTTAAGTTGTCTAATGCTTGTTGTAATGCCATTAATGTGCCAGTTAGATTGCCAGCGTTATTATTTACAATTCCTAAAAGATCTATACCTAAAGCTTGGAACTTTCCTACAGCAACATCTGTTGGGTTAATCAAAGATGCAAGTGCTGACTTTAGGGCATTTGCTCCTTCTGATGCATTAATGCCACCTTCACGCATAGCAGTTAGATACAATGCAAGGTCCTGTACGCTTCCGCCCAATCCTTGAATTACTGGACCAGCTTTTGGAATAGCTTCTACCAAATCGTTAAGGGTTGTCGAGGTTTGGTTTTCAACTGCGTTAAGGAAGTTAATTGATTCAGATAACTGATCAGTGTTTTGTTTAAATGCTGACTGAATAGCTAGGGTTGCTTTCATAGCCTCTTGACGATCTACTTCACCAAGAACTGCAAGTCTTGTTGTTTCCTTAATAGATCCTAAAAGCTCATCACCAGTTTTACCAGTTGCTGCAATATCAGCTGCCAGTCCGATTGTTTCTTTAAATGAAACTCCCATTGCTGAAGAAATTTCTTTTGCAGTAGCAGCTACATCATCTCTAACTCTGCCTAATTCTGCTGCAGAAGTTCCTGCAACATCTCCATAAACCTTAGTAAGACGAACTAATTCTTGATCAGCTTCTCTAAATGCTTTAGCAGCTGCTGCGCCAAATGCTACAAGAGGAACTGTCAAACCGACAGTTAACTGACGACCTGCCCACTGAGTATTTTTACCCCAATTAATAAGTTGTCCAGCACCATCCTGAATAACCTTATTCATAATTTGCAGCTCTTGTCTTGCCATTGCTGCTTTATTCTTTACTTCATCAAGACCTCGTGGAACATGCACATTGAATTGCATTAGTCCCTGTGCGTTTCTGCCTAGTGGTTGTAATACCGAGTTCTGTAAAGCTACTTGTTGTTTTGCTAAGTCTCTTATGAGACCGCCAGATGTTCTAGCGTGTTCTCTAAATGCATTAAAGTATTGGTTTAATTTTAACTTTCCACCATCAAGATTTTTACCAAACTTCTCTACATCTGACTGAAGGCTTACAAAGTGTGTTGAGAACTGCCCCGTACTTCTTAGTGTATCTGCGAAGGATCTATTCATGACGGCAATTTGATTTGCCATCATCTTATTAGAGTTAGCTAATTGTTCCTGTAATTTAGATAGGCTGGCAGTAACCTTATGCACATCGGCAATAAGAGCTGAGAAGTCGGCATTAGCGACTATTCGAGTACTGATTGTTTCGTCAGCCATTTATATTCAAATTACTCCCTTGAGTATCCTAATCCTTCACCAATTCCAAATCCAGCTTGTGATGCGAATTTTCCTTGTAATGAAACAACATCGTTGCTAGTAGCATTTATTCCTGCTGCTCTCAACTGTATGTCTTCGAAACTAGAACCCTTCTTCTTATCTTCTTGGTATTCACCTATATCTACTCCCTTTAAAGATGCAAAGAACTTTTTCTCTTCGTGATCCTTTTTCTTTAAAGCTTGTAAAGTATTTATAAGCTCTGGCATTGATAAATTTTCTTCGAGTTCATCGTAGTTTTTCCAATGTCCAAGTAAGAAAACTTCTCCTTCTAAAGCGGCTAGATCTAGTTCTGACCAGCCAGAACCGCTGCCGCTAGTAGGTTTGGGTCGTCAAGTTTAATTCCTCCGCAAACTTCAAGAATGCGGTTCATAGTTGGTACGTCGATAGCATCTTCAAATGCTTCTCTGTCTGCTACTAATTCTGGTAGCTGCTTCTCTAGTGCAATTGCACATGCGTCGATTAGGATGTTTAGTGTTTCATCCTCTGTTTGAGACTCTGCTGTCTTCTTAATTGCTATCATGAACTTACGAAGTTCTTTAATTGATAGAGGCTTAAGCTTTACCGTCGCCCCATTTTGTAGAGTAATTTCTTCTACACTATATACTGTTGTTGCCAATTTAATCCTCCTAGGATCTACTCTCAATCATTATACTAAATAGAATCTCTTAATACAAGCAGAAAGCCCCCAATTTCTTGGGGGCCTCCATAATTAATTACTTAATTATACTGCCAATACACGGTCAATAATCTTACCGTACTCTTGTCCTTCGTAGCCGCTCATAGCGGTTGGAAGAAGACGGAATGTTACTGGGAATGTAGTTGGGGCTGATCTTGCCAATGTGAAAGCTGATTGCTGCACTGACAAAACACGACGTGCATAATATACACGCTCTGTTCTAGATCCTTGTGTGGTTGGTGCTTGACCAACTGCAACTAGCTGACGCTCTGTTGGTGCAATACCAAGAGCACCTGCTGCGATACCTAGAGTATCTGTCTTTGTATTAGTTGTACCTGCAGAAATAATTGTATTATTTGCTGTGATTGCTGTGTTGTTAGCTGGATCGTCTGGCTGTCCGAACACGACTAGAACGTTCTCTAGTGTACCTTCTGACATTTCAGTTGCGATCATAACCTCCATCGCTGACTTGAACAGCTTTGCTGTATCAAGAAGCTGGTCAACAGTTACTGAATCGAATGTTGGATTGTATGTAATTTGTAGACCGTTATTGGTAAAACCTACGTTTCTGTAATAGAACGTACCAGAATCTTTGTTGTTAAGTGTATCTGTGTAGGATATTCCTGTTGCAAATGCACCTGCTGCTGTTGTTCCTGGCTCTGAGTTTTCGTATGTTGCATATCCTGAAGTTGTTGAGTCGATATTCGAAATAAACAACGGAGACGCACCTACGAGAATGTTTTTAGCATTACCTGTATTTTGTGCCATATTGTGTTTCCACCTCCTGGAATTCTTTGGTTATTAAATTGTAAATCTAAAAATCTTGGCTGGCTAGGCCTCTTCCCTCTTGGTACAATTTTAGTCTATTAAGAGTAAAAAGGCAAACCCCTAGAGGAATCTGCCTTGACCGTCTGTAATTCGAGAATATTTAATTTCTAAAATGACCTCAGCGGCAAAGAAACCTTGAAGCTCTTCTGATGGAGCGGTTGGAGAGATATCTGCCACCCATATAGTATGAAACTTAAACTTGTCAGATAGGCCAGACCACTTATTTATATCTCTAGCCGATTCATCCATGCGTCTAAATTCATCAGTTAGATAGTTTCTGATCTCATTAATATCAGAGACTGAAGTTGAATATAGGGTAAGCATAATTTGCTCACAACATATTAGCCAGTTATCCTCATAAGACATACCTATCTTGTCATAGACAATATGCTTTTTTCCGCTCAAAAATTGATTCATTTCTGCAACCTGTTGCACTGGGATAATTGGAACTATATTCTCATTTAAGTTATCGCTCCAGTAATCATCTTCATCAAATATGTTCCTAGAAGATAATTGATCCCAGAGGTACTTTCTGAGTTCTAGCATTGCATCTAATTTATAGTTAGCTGTCACATTGAGCCTCCGAATGATAGGGTTAGGGCTGCATCAGCCTGAGATCTAATAGTATTTGGTGAAAAAGAATATTGAACTTTTTTAATACTAGATGGCACGGCAAGTGCTTTTGTCATACTAGAATTAAATATTCTTTGAAATCCAGATCTTTTAATTGATTCATTAACTAATCGACCACTAAAAAATCTTGAATGCGCTAATGAAAATTGATTACGTGCCCCTGATCCGCCAGGTCTTTTTACTGTAACAGATGCACCTTTAGGCATAAATACAGTTTCTCCATTATATTCAAATACTAGCCTCTCTGCATTTTTTGGACGAATAACTAGTGGGTTTCCTTGCTCCATGACCTCTGCCTTATTAATAAACATGTGACGACGCTTCCCTTTAGGCGCTGGAACCATAGATCTAGAAGGAAGAAATTCGTAGTTAATCCTAAAAGATAATCCTTGCTCAGATATTTTATTTAACTTAAAAAGTCTAGCTGACTTGTTACCAGTCTTTTTCCATTCATACATATGATGTAAGGACTTCGGCCTAGTTCTAGCTAGGGAGTCTATGTACGCTCCGAAGTCTGTGTCAATCTGGTCAAATATAATTTTTGTAAATGCGCCTTGAAATGCTTTATTGGTTGTTAGCTTAGCAATTACTGCTGCTTCGTAATACACAAATGCTGACACCTGTGCTACGGTGCTATCCTTTAATGGTCCATTTTGATTAGCATACATCATTCTTTCTAAACCGCTAGATGCCTGAATCAACATTGCGCTATTGTCCAATTTGCTGATTCTCCGATCTCTTCATAGATGAGTTATATGCTATCACACGGCCAAATGGGTCTGTGACTGGGGTTGTTCCCATTACCTCAAACACGGTTGGGGTTTCGCTAGGAAAATTTATCTCGTGCCAGATAACGTTACCATCGTTATCTCTAATGTTAGTAACCTTTTCTCGTGGAGTCAATCTCTCAGATGTTCTAACTTGAATAACTTGATCATTAATGTATTTGTTTGAAAAAATCTGTTTGTCGCTAGATCTGGTTGTTGCAGAGTTACTTATAACGCCTTTTGCATGACAAGCTACAGTTTTATAATATGACCACTCACGCACAATAGCACCCGTGTCAATATCTTGAACTTCAGTCTGCTTATAAACATCTAGATACATAGACAATACTGAGTCTATCAAATCGTTCATTATATAATCTCTACCTTAGTGCCTAAAACATAATCTGCTAATAGTTTATCTGCATATGCATTTCCCGTACCAGTATGGGCTTCTCCAGTATATTCAAAATCCCAATCAAATGTGGATATCTTTTTTATGTACTTATTTCTCCAAACAGTATCCTTGTTAAAATAATCTTTCATCAATTCAATTGCAGCCAACTCAACATCATCAGGAACCTTTTCCCAACCAAATCTACCCTGAACCTTATAAGGTGTTCCTGACTGAAAAATTCCAGAACCATAATCGTGTATGCTTGGGGGGACCATTCCGTTAGCTACGTAGACTGTATTATCTACTATTCCTGCACGATTAATTTTAATTCCATATCCTGTTTCAGAAATTTCTACTGGATAGCTCCAGTTATCTATATTGTTAATTGTATCTAAAAGCAGAACGTCTCTAGAATATAGCTCATGTATAGTATTTATTTTTGCTGGTAAAGGAAGAATGTCTGAATCGTATCCGTATACAACATAAATATCATCATATAAGTAAAAATTTTGACCAGTATGTTGTTCAATTTGCTTACGAGCATATCTTTCTGCTCTAATAAGTTCTTTGTATGATTTGTATCCAGGATCTGAAGCATCTGAGCTAAACCCTAAATCTTGCACATGATTAAAATCAACATATGGCGTAACTACATAAACCTCATCAGTTCTGGTAACTGGTACACCAGACATAGAATACTGCCATTTTAATTGCAGAGTTTTATTTCTATCTGTATATTGATATGGAATGTTTACTGTATATGTTCCAGGATTGTTTTCATCTGGATAAGGGGTAAGAGTTTCGAGCAGCGTTGTTGGTGCTATTGATGGACTTACTGCAGCATCCTCTGTAACGTCATATAGCTTTACTGATGGTAAAGAGTCTGGCGCAGATATATCACCGTTCCAAAAAATTTGGTGCGTTATTGGTGACTGCGTTCTAATTAATATCTCTGCCATGTTATAGGCTTAGATTAGTTGTAGTACTCCTGGACTTCCTTTGGAGTTGCTAATCTAAAGCCCTCCTCCTTATCAAAAATTTCTTGAGCCTTGTCTTTGTTCATTGCTACAAATGGGTGATCTTTTGTGAATGTGTGACCCATAATATCATATCTAAAGTTTGCTCTGGTCATTCTTACTAATACTGTGTCTGCTGGCTGCTCCGCCTTTGGATCAAACTTAGGTAATACTTCTACTGCCATATCTTCTTCGTCTTCTTCCATCTTCTCAATGGTCTTGTTATATACAGACCAAGTTACGCCCTCTTCTGCGAGTGCTGCAATAATGTCGGCTTTATT